TCCGCACACATAACTTTACGAAACCTAGACCTTGAGAGTTGGTGGTTATGGCCCCGTCAGGTCGCCCGCCCAAGCCCATCGAGCAGCACAAACGTCACGGCACGTTCAACGCCACCAGGCACGCCGGTAAGGCTGACCTGGCGTTGGTGGAACCGGTCGGCGTGCTCGACGATTTCGACCCGGCTGTGGTGTTCGATCAGGTGATGGCGCAGGGTGTGGGCTGGTTGGCGCGGACGGATGCGGTGGCGTTGGCGATGTTGCGGGAGTTGTTGCGGGAGCGGTCGGAGTTGCGGCCGATTGCGTCGGGGTCGATGGAGGCGCGGCGGGCGTTGCGCGAGTTGGACAAACTGATTGTGTCGATGTTGGGTCAGCTCGGTTTCGATCCGGCGTCGCGGACACGGGTCGGCCTGGCTGAGGTGAAGACGATGTCGAAGCTTGAGCAGATGCAGGCGGCGAGGGATAACCGAACGTAATGGGGTTTCCTGCGCATGCCTAAGGTCAAGGGTTGGCCCCCGCAGATTGTGACACCGGTGCCGGCCGCCGATGTGCGGCGCGGGTCCGGCCTCGAGGTCGTCGATTTCATTGAGTCGTTTTGCCCGCAGGTGAAGGACTCGGTGGGCGGCCGTTCGGGTGAGCCGCTGCTGTTGCGGCCGTGGCAGCGGCGTCTGGTGTCGGAGTTGTTCGCTCGTCGACCGGATGGCCGGTTGCGGCATAAGACTGCCCTGGTGGGTTTGCCTCGTAAGTCGGGGAAGTCGGCGTTGGGTTCGGGCATCGCCTTATATGGGTTGTTGTTGGGGCCGCGTGGCGGTGAGGTGTATTCGTGTGCGGCGGACCGGGACCAGGCCCGCATCGTTTTCGGGTCGGCGAAGTCGATGGTCGAGATGTCGCCGGAGTTGTCGGCGCAGTGCCGCTTGTATCGGGATGCGATTGAGGTGCCGGCGTCCGGTTCGGTGTATCGGGTGCTGTCGTCGGAGGCGTACACGAAGGAGGGGTTGTCGCCGACGCTGGTGTTGTATGACGAGCTGCATGCGGCGCCGAACCGTGAGCTGTGGGATGTGATGACGTTGGCGCAGGCCGCGAGGTTTGATGCGTTGACGTTGGCGATTACGACGGCTGGTGTGCGCACGGATCAGACGGGCCAGGATTCGATCGCTTATGCGTTGTGGCAGTATGCGCAGCGGGTGGCGTCGGGTGAGGTGACGGATCCGTCGTTTTTTGCGGCGTGGTGGCAGGCTGAACCGGACGCGGACCATCGTGATCCTGCGGTGTGGCGGCAGGCGAATCCTGGTTTCGGTGACTTGCAGGATCCCGAGGATTTCGAGTCGGCGGTGAAACGCACCCTCGAGAATGAGTTCCGCACTAAGCGGTTGAATAATTTTGTGGCGTCGCAGCAGTCATGGCTTCCTAATGGTGCGTGGGCGGCGTTGCATGCCTGCGCCCCACCATCCCCGGGCGACCCCGTCCCAGTCGTGTTGGGGGTGGATGGTTCGTTCTCCGGTGACTGTACCGCTATCGTCGGTGTCACTGTTGAGGACGAACCACGGGTTTGGTTGCTCGGTTTGTGGGAGAAGCAGCCGACGGACCGGGATGACTGGCGCGTCGATATCAGTGAGGTTGAGGCGTCGGTGTTGCGGGCGTGCGGCGATTTCAACGTGCTCGAGGTGGCGTTCGACCCGTACCGGTGGCAGCGGTCGATGGATGCGTTGGCGGCTGCTGGTGCCCCGATTGTGGAGTATGCGTCGACGTCGCCGGCGCGTATGGTTCCGGCGTGCGCAAAGTTTTATGACGCGGTGATGGCTGGTGGTGTGCGGCCGGATGGGTCGCCGGTGTTGGCCCGGCATTTGGATAACTGTGCTGTGAAGGTTGACCGGTTGGGGCCGCGGATTGTGAAGGAGCATAGGGGCAGCCCGCGGAAGATTGACGCGGCGGTGTCCGCGGTCATGGCGTTCGACCGTGCAACGTTTCGACGGCAGGAACCAGTCGAGGAACCTGTCGCTGTTTTCTACGGACTATGAGGAGTGCCATGCGGAAGCCTGGGAAGCGTCGCAAGGGGTTGACGGCGTCAGGGTTGCAGGTCGCTGGCGCTGTGGCGTTGTGTGTTGGCGGGTTCATGGTTGGTGCCTGGTTGGGTTGGCTGCTCGCCGGCACCGCCCTGGTCACTTTCGGTGTCGCATTGGAGCGTGACTGATGCTAGGTCGTTTGCTGTCCGGCGGTGAGTCGCGGTCGTTGTCGTATCAGTCGGTGTGGGGTGCCGGCCTGGATTGGTCGACCGGGACGACGTTGTCGGGTGTGTCAATGTCGCAGGACGACGCCCTGAAACTGTCGGCGGTGTACGCGTGCATCCGCATCTACGCCGACACGGTGTCGACGTTGCCGATGGATGCGTTCACGTCGCAGGGTGCTGACCGGGTGCCGGTGCGGCCTCAGCCGGTGTGGGTGCAGTCCGCTGACACTGGTGTCACACTGCAGGACCACCTGGTGCAGGTGATGGTGTCGCTCCTCCTGGACGGCAACGCTTACGTCCTGGTGACGCGGAATGATGCCGGGCAGGTGGTGGCGTTGACGGCGTTGGATCCGACGAAGGTTGAGCCGCGACGCAACCCGGCCCGCCAGATCGAATACGTTTTCGACCAGCGGATGGTGTTGTCATCCGACGAGGTCATGCACATCACCGAGCTGCGCCGCCCCGGCCAGTTGAAGGGCGTGTCAAGGGTCGACTATTTGAAAGAATCTCTCGGCCTGGCCCGCGCCCTCGAGGAGTTTTCGTCACGGTTTTTCGGGTCCGGTTCGGTCACCGACATCGTCATCGAGGCGCCGGGGAACCTGACACGGGAGCAGGCCCGCGACCTGGCCGACGGCTGGGAAGAACACCACCGGGGGCTGCGCCGTGCGCACCGGCCCGGCGTGCTCGGCGGCGGCGCGAAGGTCACGAAAATTGGGGTGGATCCAGAGGATTCGCAGCTGTTGGCGTCGCGGCAGTTCGCTGTCGAGGATATTTGCCGCATGTTCCGGGTTCCGCCCCACATGCTCGGCGTGACCACACCGGGGTCGATGTCGTATGCGTCGGTCGAACAAAACGCTATCCAATGGGTGCGTTTCTCGGTGACCCCGATTGTGGCCCGCCTCGAGGCCGCCTACTCAACGCTGCTGCCGTCGGCACAGTTCATCAAGTTCAACCTAGACAGCCTGCTACGCGGCGACACACAGACCAGGTTCAGCGCCTACTCAACCGGTCTACAGTCAGGGTTCATGTCGATCAACGATGTGCGCCGCCTAGAGGACATGGAACCGGTCGACGGTGGCGACATGGTGCGGGTGCCGTTGGCGAATGTGAACCTGTCGGCGGCCGACCTGGTCGAGACTGAGAAACTGGTGGTGATGGCGCAGCGGCTGGTGTTCGCCGGTTATGACCCGGCGGCGGTGTTAGCGGCGTTGGGCCTGCCACCTATCGAACATACGGGTGTGCCGTCGACACAGTTGCAGCCGTTGGCGTCGATCAACCCTGCTGACCCTGCCTCGGTGTACGGGGTTTAGTTATGCCGTATTTCATCACTGACAGTGAGCCGACGTGCGCCGGTTGGGCCACCGTGAAGGATGACGGTGAGGTTATTGGCTGTCATATGACGAAGCAGGAAGCGGTCGACCAGATGGTGGCCGTGTCGCTGTCTGAAGGTTTGGAGCCTGGTGGTGAGCGTGACCTGCCGGACGCATACCGGCCGGCGGTGTCGCCGGATGTGCCTGACGGTCGGGCGTGCGGAAACTGTCTGTTTTATGACGAGTCCAACGTGCAGGGTGACCAGGCGTGGTGCCGGCGTTGGGAGGAATACGTTGACGGCGGCTACTACTGTGACGCGTGGCAGCCCGACGACGACGACGATGACGACGAGGTGGGTGAGGTTCGGGCGGTGAACGTGCCCGACTGGATCCAAGCCAATGCACGCCGCGGCCTCGAATGGTTCGAGGCGGGGTATGCGGGGGACGGATTGACGGCCCGCACCGTGCGCGAGGCCCGCGAGATGGCCGCCGGCCAGATCAGTGACGACAAGGCCGTGCGCATGGCGGCCTGGTTCGCCCGGCATCAGGCCGACCTCGAGGGCACCGACCGCAACACCGACCCGCCGACACCGGGCATGGTGGCCCACGCCCTGTGGGGTGGTTGGCCGGCAGACGAATCAAGGCGTGCCCGCAGATGGGCTGAACAGCAGGTCGCAGCGATGGAAGGGCAGGACCGCCACATGGGCACCAAGGTAGAAACCAGGCACGTCACGGTCAACGATTTCGAGATCCGTGAAACCGGTGACGGTATGAGCTTCACCGGTTACGCGGCCGTGTTCGATTCCCCGTCGGAGCCGCTACCGTGGACCGAAACGATTAGGGCTGGCGCGTTCGCCCGGTCACTCCGGTCGAAAAACAACGTGATGATGTTGTGGTCCCATGACACGTCGCAGCCGTTGGCGTCGACCCGGTCCCGCACCCTGCGACTGTCTGAGGATGAGCGTGGCCTACGGGTTGAGGCTGACCTACCCGATACCACGTTGGGCCACGACGTCGCGCAGCTGCTACGAGCCGGTGTTGTCGACAGCATGTCGTTCGGTTTCTCGGTGCCGCGGAACGGTGACGTGTGGTCGGAGGATGGCATGACCCGCGAGCTCAAAGAGGTGCGGCTGCATGAGGTGTCGGTGGTCGCGTTCCCCGCATACCCGCGCACGTCGGCGTCGGTGCGTTCCCTCGACGCGGTTGTCGAGGCCACCGGTGCGGATGGTGTGGCGTTGTCGTCGGCGTTGGACGCCCTCGAGGCGGGCACGTTGACCCGTGACCAGGCCGCACTTCTCACCGACGTTGTCGCCAAACTGTCCCCGGCCGACGATGATGATGACGACATCAACGTGTCGGACGACGGTGTGCAGGCCCGCCTAGCACTGTTGAAGGATATGCTCGACCTGGCCTACAAGGCTGTCTAAGTTTCGGGGCTGGTTGCGGAGCCGCACCAGCACCCGATGTTGTCTGCGGAGCCGCAGCAGCGCAAACCCTAACCACCTGCGCACTTTCAAACCTACCCACAGAAAGAGGTGCCCTATGTCTGACTTCCTGACGAAGCAGATTGAGGCGCGTCAGCGGGCGTGGAATGAGGCGAAGGCACTGCTTGACGCGGCCGATGCCGATAACCGCGACCTCACCGCTGAGGAGCGCCAAACCTTTGACCGGATCAACGCCGACCTCGTCAGCCGCAAGCAGCTGATCGACGATGTGCTGGTCGCTGAGGCCCGCGAGGCTGAGATCGTTCGCAGCATGGAGGGCCGTGAGGCCGCCGCGCGTCCCGCTGCCGCCGCCGTGGCGCAGCGTGACGACGTCGACGTCATGCGCAGCCTGCTCCGTGGCGAGATCCGTGCCGCCGAGTTCGAGCGCCGCTCGGTGCTCAAGACCTCGAGCAACGCCCCGGTCCCGACCACGTTTGCAGACCAGGTGTTCGACCAGGCCCGCCTCGTCGGGCCCATGCTCGACCCCGCGGTCGTTTCCGTCCTGAACACCGCATCGGGTGAAAACTATGTCATCCCGACGCTGTCCACGTTCAGCACGGCCGGCCTCGAGGGTGAGGCTGCCAGCATCGACGCCAGCGACCCGGCGTTCGGCAAGGTCACCCTCGGGTCGTTCAAGTACGCGTTCATCACCCAGGTTTCTGCGGAGATGGCCGCCGACTCGAACGTCGACATCCTCGGGTTCGTCGCGCAGCAGGCCGGCAACGCCGTCGGCTACGCGGTCAACTCGGTGCTCACCACCGGCACTGGCACGGTTCAGCCCACGGGCATCGTGACCGCGGCCGGTTCCGGCATCACGGGCGGCACCAGCGTGTCGGGTGCGTTCTCGGCCGACAACCTCATCGACCTCGTCTACTCGACGGACGGTGCGGCGCGTCGACTCCCCGGGTACGGCCTGATGGCGAACGGTGCCAGCATCGGCGCCATGCGCAAGCTCAAGACCAGCGGCGGCGACTACGTGTTCGTGCCGACGTTGCAGCCGGGCACCCCGGACACCATCCTCGGGTACCCGCTGATCGAGAACCCGCACATGGCGTCGACCGGTTCGGCGACCAAGTCGGTCATCGCCGGTCACTTCCCGTCGTACATGACTCGTACGGTGGGCGGCATCCAGGTCGCACGGTCGGACGACTTCGCCTTCCAGAACGACCTGGTCACCCTGCGGTTCATCATCCGCGTCGACGGCAACCTGTTGCAGTCGTCGCACGTCAAGTACTTCATCGGCAACACCGCGTGACGTACTAGACACCAAGACGTCGGTGGCGGCCTCGTGCGCAGGCGGGG